TATATTGATCAAAATACTGTGGTTCCTCTTTATAGGAAAAATCATGAGCAATAGTTTGTGTAATGGTAGGGTTAAGAATAACAATCCTAAATCTCCCATAGAATATTTCTTGTTAGTTACTGTGCGAGAGTTCAGTGACTACGAGGGTGGCTCTTATGTAGATGAAATTAAGAGTGCTGAACACTTTCTAGATTCAGAAGAAGAAGGATTTGATGAACCTTATTATCAAATCTATGGAGAAAGGTACTCTCATGATTCTGAATATAAGGCTATTTTTCTTGGAGAATTTTATACTCTAGATAAGGCTAAAGAATTTCTCTATAATCTTACTGGCGAAGTTCCAGACATTATCTCTTATTGATATGGTTAATACTAAACATAAGATTGATTTGTCTAACTACTATAGTGACAATGGTGGTTACTGCACTCTGTTTAAAATATCTAATCAGCCATTTTTAGGCTTTAAAGAATTTATTTCCAAGTCTAGGGCAGAATATGCCAGAAAGATTCAGATCAAATTAAGCAAGCACGATCTTGCTCCCAAAGTATGCTCTGGATTATGCAAGATGGGGTATGAGCCATTCTTTCCTAATCAAATAAGTGGATGGGGATATATTACAGAATTAGCCAAGCCTACTAATACAAATATACAATCATGGAAAATACAAAGACTAGTCGATACTATTTACGATACAACAAAGTTAAAATTTTGGGACTGTCATTCGGCTAATCTTGGATATATCATAAGAGAAGGAAAGAAAAAGTTAGTTTGTATTGATACAGGTAAAGAAACCTGGGATGGTTATGCCAATTATTTTGGAAATTCTGATCCTGGCCCCAAATGTTCGTATTGTTTAAGATATCAATGTAAGTGTGAAGGAATTTAAAATGCCATATATTAAAGAAGATAGTAGACAAGGTTTGGATGATTGTATAGAAAATATGACAAGTTGTTTGATTCTAAATGCTTTTAGGCAATCTTTTGATCCAACAGAAAACAACCATATTCCAGAAAAATTATCCAATGAAGAATTTTTGGGTATAATTGGGGATATTAATTATGCTTTTAGTCGTATTTTAGGGGGTGTTATGGGGGATGTTTCATACTCTAAGATTGCTATGATTACTGGTGTATTAGAGAATATTAAGCAAGAACATTATCGTCGCGTGGCAGCACCATACGAAGATAAAAAGATAATTGAGAACGGTGATATTAAAGAGTATAAACGCCTAAAATAAAGAGGCCAAAATGTCTAAAAATATTGATGATGTAATTAAAGAAGTAATGAAAAGCAATAAAGAAATCCACAATATGGATAATCATTTAACTAAAGATATTACTGAGCTTAAAAAAGGCATCAAAAATATTGAGAATAAGATCAAAACCTTAGAAAACAAGATTGATCAAGCAATAGATATTCTGAATACATTCACCATTCTAATTTCTGATATGGACGATATGAACGATTCCGATATAGATGATGAAGAAGAGAATGAGGATTGGACTCCATATGATCAGGCAGAAGATTATCAGTCTGATTATGATGAAGATAATGACGAAGATCAATACTAATGGCTAGTTTAGCTCTACTAGTATCAATAATTTTTTTATCTGTGCTAATTATAGGGCCATTAAGTTATATCTTATCATTATTCTCTTGGATGCCAAAGGTTGTTGTCTGGATAATGGGACTTCTCTGCATACTGGTTGGGGGAATGACATTCACGTTGCCAGTGGTCTTTTTAAAAGTTTTGGGTCTGATAGACATAGCCATAGGTTTTAAAATAATAGCCGACAGACGAGAAAAGAAAACTGGAGCTTGACAAGACGGTTTGCCGATGATATACTTGAGCCATCACAGGGAACGATAACACTTTTTGGAGAATACAGATGAAGTTGGCAGATAGGACGATTGAGACGCATAGTGTTGGTGTTGCAAGCAGGAATCAGTTTAATATTGCTCAGACTAGCAAAATGTTCAAAATCCTTTCAGACTCTCTTTACTCTGATAAGGTTATGGCTGCGATTCGTGAGCTTTCTACTAATGCTTATGATAGTCATATCTCTGCCGGGAATAAGAATCCCTTCAAGGTTACTTTGCCCACTGCTGCTAATCCCACTTTTGTTGTGAGAGATTATGGTACTGGTCTTAGTCAGGAAGATATGGAGGACTTGTATACAACCTACGGAGCATCCAACAAGAATGATAGCAATGATTTTGTTGGTTGTCTTGGTCTAGGGTCTAAGAGTCCCTTCGCATACACCAAGAGTTTTACTACTGCATCATACTTCAACGGAAAGAAGTATACTTACATTGCAGCGATTGACGAGAGTGGTGTTCCTACTCTGAATCTTTTTAATACTTCTACTACATCTGAGCCTAATGGTCTTGAGATTAGTTTTGCTGTTAAGCAGCATGACTTTCAAGAGTTTACTGATAAGGCTAAGAGAATCTTCCATTATTTTCGCATGAAACCCATCCTTGAAGGTGGTATCGGGAATAATCTGCAAGATCATAAGTACAGCAACACCAATATCATTATCAGTGGTGAAGGTTGGAGAGTTTGCCGTCTTAATAATGACAACAGTTATTTCCCCAGCAATTATCATCGAATTGATAGTGGTATCGTAGCTATCATGGGTAATATTGCCTATCCTGTTCAGACCGCACAGATTGTTGGTCAAGAAAAGGAAGAAATGCCCGATCATATTCAGAAGTGGAATAGAGCTTTCCAGAAAGCAGATATTGATTCTTGGAAGAGCTTTGTGGGAGAGATTCTTAATTCTGGCCTATATCTTGAGCTTGATTTTGGTATCGGTGAACTGGAAATGGATGTTTCCCGTGAAGGTTTGCAGTATACTAAGGACGTAATTAAGACTCTGCGTAAAAAGACCCAAGAAATTTATATGGAGATGAAGGAAGAATTCTCCAAGAAAATTCAAGCGTCCAAGAACAAAGTAGAAGCAATTACTTCATATTATACTATGAATGAATTGGCTGGCGGCTGGGGTGTTGGTGCAACTTGGACTGATCCCAAGGGTAAAGATCATCCTATCAACTCTGGCAATGACTTGGAATATAAAATTCCTGCCGGTAAGAGTCTGTACGTTTTTAATTACAAGACTGCTGGCTATCGTTCTCGTCGCCAAGTTGCTCTGACAGATAGAATCCATCACGAAACTCTTACTGGTAAAGGTTCCTATTATTGGAATAACCAGAAGAAAAAGGGTACAATGGCTTTCTTTGTGTGCGACGTTGCTAGTGAAGAAAGTGCCAAGAAAATTCTCACAAGATATTGCAATGCTAACGATTGCTTTGCTTATCTGATGATCGACACTAAGGATCATACAAAAAGCAATGAAGGTTTTGATCAACTGATCGAAGATGTTGGGGCTGAAAATTTGCTCAAGGTTTCAGACTATAAGCATCTGACACAAAGTTCTGGCCCAAGAAAGTCTTACAATAGAAATTCTAACGGTAGTGTCAGCGACCAAGACGTATTCTTTATTCACGGCTATGATAAGGATAGTAAGCAGATTACTAATCCTTATAATGATGCTACGCATCTAAGAATTCTTTCAGAAGAACAACTAGAAAACTTTCTGGAACAAGATGAGATTATTTATGTTCCCATGTTGAGGTATGGAACTGAACCTGAGTCTGGTTGTCCAGAAATCAATAGTATTAGTAGAACTCTTCAAGAGGATACGTTAAAGAGCATAGTCAAGGACTTGATTGGCAATAGTAAGATTTATGCTATCAAAACAGCTTTCGTTAAAAAGCTTGAGAAAGATAACTATAATCTTGTTAACTTCAATGATTTTTTGAAGCGTCAACTCAAAGTTGTAGCACAAAAACACTTTAAGAATCTTGCTTCTATCAACAAGCTTGTTGAATATTGCAAGAAGGATTACGCAGAAGAGGAGAAGAATACCGGAGGATACAGATATTATCAACATGGAACAACAGATAAGCAGTTTATGTTTCATATTCTGAATATCTTTGGTCTGGATTATGATAAGTTTATTGGCAACAAGACTCTTGTGGATTGCTTGAATAAGACCATGCTCACAGAGTTCTTTGCTAATACTGTTCATGTGAGTCCTTTTAATATTCCCAGGTTCAATCAAACAGAATATCTCTCCCATATCTCTAAGCTTATGAAAGAGGTGGGTATTGATAGTGTTGATGGTAAGGAGATTCGTAATGCTAATTTGGCCTACAACACCTTGACAAAAATGATTGTTAATTACTTGTATTCTGGTGATAGTAAGTCAGATGCTTATCTCAAGATTATTCGTGGAACTTCTACGGAAGATTTGAAGAGATGGAGAATCTCTGAGATTAGGGAAAAGATCAAGACTGAGGTAGACAAGAATCCTATGCTCAAGTTTATTATGGGAAATCATCAAGTTAGTGGTAATCTAACCGATCTAAGATCTAATCAGAATCCTATTATTGAAGATCGTTCATACTATGGAAAGCAGAGTAGGGATTGGATCGAACAGATGAGCCAGGAAAATATTGACCTATTTAAGATTCAGTTGAGTAGTTTGATCAAGTAGTCAGGAATTTCTCAAGACCCCTTGACAAGCTTGCCGATTAGTGTAAAATGACAGTATCACAGGTATCGTAACTACAAAGTATTAGGAGTTTGGATTATGGCTGTTCCGTTTATGTTTGTTGATGGTAATTTGACGCTGGTTCTTAATAATCAGAGCTATCAAGTGTTGCCAGACCATATCAACTATAAGTTGATTCTGGAAAGGCTTCCTACTGCTACGGCAGAGGAACTGTTGGAAGTTGTTGATGTTCAAAAGGCTGTTGCTTCTTTTAGCGATGGTCTTGTGGAGATCAAGAATGGACAGGTTCTCTACGAGGGTGAGGAAGTTCATGGTAGTATTAGTAAGAGAATTTTGGAGTTTATGAGCAAAGGACTGCCTTTTCAGCCCCTCGTTAATTTCTTGAATAATCTCATGGAAAATCCAAGTATGCAGAGTCAGAAGGAACTGTATGATTTCTTGGAGCATGAGCATCTGCCAATCACTGAGGATGGTTATTTCCTCGCTTATAAGGCTGTTCGTTCAGACTTTAAGGATAAGTACCGTGGAGTTTTTGACAATAGTGTTGGTCGAGTTTGCGAAATGCAACGAGCAAAGGTAGACGATGATCGTGGTCGTGGTTGTTCTAATGGACTTCATGCTGGAGCATTGAACTATGTTGCTGGTTATGGTAGTCTTGAGGCTGGCGACCGCATTGTGATCGTCAAGATTAATCCCAAGGATGTTGTGAGTGTTCCTAGTGATTGTAACTATGAAAAGCTCCGCACTTGTCGCTACGAAGTAGTTGGTGAGTATGAGGGCGAATTGCTCAAGCCTCTTTATAAGGCTGATTTTAGTCAGGATGATTACGAGGATGATGACGACGATTATCTTAATGACTATGATGAGAGCTATTGGGATCAGTTTGACGAAGAAGATGAGGACGAAGATGAAGATTATGACGATGAGGATGACCAGTATTGATTCTTGATAGTCAAGGTGGTGTTTGGAACTTGTAAGATAGTACCTATATAGTTTTTACTATTATACAATAGAGGTTCGATTCCTCTACCATCTTTTTGGATATTGCTTTTGATGGTAGTGTTTACTGTCCCGATATCAAAACTGTAGGTAGGAAGTGGAAAAAGGAAAACAAATGTTTAGCGATACTTTGGCTTTTAATCCGTTCGATAAGACCCATAGTGCTATTGGAACAAGAGATCAGATTGCTTTAAGAAATAAGTTTTTTGATTCTTTTGGTGGTCAGCAGATTTTCTGTTACAACGGTGATCCTCGTAAGAAGATCAGTAGTATGAATCATACGGATCATCTTACCACCGTTGCTATTGCCAATGATAGTCAAGGTGCTGATGCTTACTTCTATGTTAATGGTGGACGTAAGCAGTACGCTATTAGTAGAATTCGTGCTTGTTTTGTTGATATGGATGCTGGGCGAGATGATCAGGGTCGTTATTTTAAGCCTAGTATCGTCATGCAGGAGAAAAAGGAATTCTTGAACCAGATTAATAACTTTCCAGTAAAGCCAAGCTGGGTTGTTGATACTCGTAATGGTTATCAGTGCTATTGGATTCTAAACCAAAACAATGTAAATCCTCACAAGACTTACTGGAATGGTATTCAAAAGAAACTTGTAAATCACTTTGGTGGTGATGCCCGAGCTATCAAAATCAATCAGATTTACAGAATCCCTTATACTTGGTGGAGAAAAGGTTGGGAGGGTAAGCAACCTTACTTTACTAGTATTCTGTCAGGATCAACTGGTAATCCGATAAATATTGAACAGCTTAAACAAGCTCTTGATGGCGTTTCTGCTGTGGTTAATATTGTTGCTAATAAAACTAGCGACGAATGGTTTAAGGAATATGCTAAGGCTTACAAGAAGTCTGACATTACGGGAGTTCCAGTAGCAATTAATGTTGCCACAACTATTGCAAATCAGATGAAGTCTTTAAACCTTAACACATATACCAACAGTACAGATAATATCAAGCCTGTTTATGGTAGTGTCTTTCAAAAGGCTTATGGTGATCCTATGCCAGTATCTCCTGTGACTGAGAACGATACGGACGCTCTTGAGCCGCTTCCTGTTGACGCTGGGGACGAGGGTTTAGATCTTGATGGTTCCCAGACTAAGCTTTTAAAGACGGTCGTGGAGTTCCTTAATCAAGTCTCAACTCCTCTCTACTTTAGTAATAATAGGTTTCTGTCCAATTCTGCTAAAGAACTAGCGTCTAAGATTAGCGACAAATTTTGT